CTTTTAAATATTGTTCATATGACCAGTTACCAAAACCTCTTGGTGTTCCGCACATAAGGACTCTGCCTTTTGTATCTGCAACAGAAGCTCTCAACACTTCAGTCCAGGTCCTTTTATCTATATCTGCAAACTCATCTAATATTAAAAAATTTATACCGCTTCCTCGTAAGCTATCAAAGTTCTCTGCACCTTTAAGTGATATGGTGCTGTTTGTTTTTCTAATATGTATTGTAAGTGTAGTCTCATTGATGTCTTGTACCCAGTTATATTTGTAAAGCATCTCTTTAAGATTAGACCAACAAATCTCTTTTGCCATTTTAAGACTAGGTGCTACATACCATATTGTTTGATTTGGTATAGCGGCCTGTTTCATCATCTCAACTATTGTGAGATATGTTTTACCAAATCTTCTACCGCTTATAAGAACTCTGAATCGCTTTTGTGAATGACTCACCTGATATTGCGGATTTGTAAGTTTTATCCTCATAACAATCAAATTTCATAATAATTTTATGTTTGTTCACTTCTCTTTTTCCAAGTTCTTCTGTCTTTTCTATTGATTTATTGTATCCTTCAATCAAACACGAATACACATCATCATACTTTTCATCAAATTTGTGTGGATCAAGACATATGCCTTGATATTGTGAACACATCATTATTACTAAAACCCATTTCATTTATCATTTAAACATTCCTGAGTTTGGAGTATTATTGGCTAAATCATCCAACCAGGATCGCTTCCTTCTTTTTTTATAATATTTCCTGTGGACCTTTTTGTTGAAACTCCATAACGAAATTCTGCTAGTGATTTTTTCAATCTTTGTAAGTACCCAATCTATCATTTTTTTCACCATAAATTATTTGCTTAAAGTTATAACTCTTACAATCTTTTTAGCTCCCATATATATTTCTGTTTGTGCTTTTATCTTTTGACAAGAAAACTGCACTCTTTCAGGTCTAACCTGTCTCTCAGCTATTCTTTTTGACTTTAGGCAGTCACTCATTTTTTCTTTGTATGTGTGTTCAATTACATCACCTTTTAACATCATCAATAAAGCTACTACTGTTTCTATCATTTATAAGCTCCGTTTGCTCTTACTTTGTCTTTTAAAATTTCTAATGACTCTGTAAGTTTATCTACGTCTTTTATTAATCTCTCTATATTTACTTTGTTATTCATCATTTCATCAACTCTTGTAGTTAATTTTTCTATTTCTACAATAGAATCTTCTATAAGTAAAAATTGTTCTGAGTCTGCTGGTAAAGACCCCATCTCACCTCTTGGCCACTTAATCCTAAACTCTGTGTTTTTTTCTAAATCACTTTCCATAAGTTTTAGTTTTGTACTATGTACATTAAGAGTTTCTACCACACCAAAATATGCCCACACACCAACTGCAACAGCACCAATGATAGCAACTAAGTTTCTAATTGGTAAAGAAATCTGTGTATTATCATTAACCTTCATATTTTGAATCCTCTACGCCAGGACCTCATACTCCAAAAGGCAGGACTCAGAGACTTTTGCCCTTTTACTCTTTTTAAAACTCCGCCCATACGAGCTAAAAAAGACCTCTGCCTTGATGGTATGTTTTTCTTTATACTCATACCTCTAAAACCAAATCTTACTATTTGTACTCTATTGGTCCTTCTGTTTCTGACATACACAGCAAACTTTTTTGTACCTGTTGGTGATCTGAAAGGTTTATTAAGTGTAACTGATCTGCCCTTGAATTTTGCCATATCTACTTATTATCACAATAAGCACCAAAAACTAATTCTTTTTTGTCTGACCTATTTAGATAATAACCTTGTTGATCTTGCCAGGTATGTGTAGCATTTTGTTTAATCCATTGCTCTGCTTGGTCAAAACAGGTTAAATTATGATCTCTGTCTATCTTGATTGTATAATATCCTTCTACTGATGCTGACAGCAAAAGAATATATAGATATTTCATCTTAGAGTTCTAGGTCGCCATTTGTTACAAACATAAGTGTCTCTAACACCTCTTTGTCTAAATATGTAACAAAATCCATGCTTCCTAGAATATACTCCACAGCTTCCACAGCTATACTTACCTTGTGATGGTCTAAAGTCTTGTGGCATTCTATGGGGTATAAACTCTCCGTTAGGATAGAAGTTAGACCGCTTCATCTACCCTGTCCTCTATATTTTTTTTTGTGAAATTCTTTTGTATTCTTGTTTGGTCTTTTTGTATGTCTGCCTGGTCTTTTCTTCCTGGTCCTTTTGACATAAGTATTTACACCAAATATATTTTTTCTCTTAGCCATCTACTGTCTCTGCATCTGATTCAATAATTAATGGCAGAGGTTCAGTAATGTTTGTTTGTTGCACTCTATCGCTAAATCCTAGAATGTTTTTACTTAACCAGATTTGCATATGGGTATTGTCTTTTTTAAGAGCTTTATCCCACATCTTTTTACGCAAACTAGCTTTTCCCTTCTCTCTGTGTTCGTCAATAAAATCGGCAAAATTTCTTCGTAATGTTCTTGCAGATACACCTAATATTTTTGCAATCTCATAGTCAGGACATCCTATTTGACATAATCTACTTAGTATTTTGTAGTCTATCTGTAATCTAGGTCTGCCTACTGCATTGTGTTGTTTTTGTGAATCTGTCATAATTTTGTCCTATTTAGACTTCTATCTTTTTCATAGATATTATGCAACCTAAAGGGAATACGTTACGATCTGAAAATTGTGCCTCATTTTCGTCATAACTTGCAAAAGTCCATACAAACTTTTTATCTTTTTTAAATAGATATGCCTGTGTAATCATTTTAGCTGGTTGCATCTGTGAGAACTCATTGGTATCAGCGTGACCTGCATCTCCGAGAATATCAAGCCATTTGATAGAATAGAAGTAATACTTTGTTTTGTTTATAACGCAATGTCTGTATTTACTCTTCTTCCTTCTTATCATATTCTAATTTACCTTTACCTTCGCAATCATCACATCTGGCCCATGTTTCTTCTTTCACAAAGTGATAATCAACACTATAAAATCCTCTTCCTTTACAAGTTGGGCAGGTCATGTAATTGGTGTTATTGTTCCCTTCCATCTGTGCCTCTTGTATCTTTTTCCATCACGTTCAACAGTCTCTTCATCACCCCAAGTATCTATTACCTTATACCCACTATTAACATCTTTTGATGGACCTATAATATTAGTTATATTACTTAGTGATTTATTTAGTAATGCGTCTGAAGTGGTTTTGTACTGGTCAGGTGTCAGATCATACTGCTGGAATTTATCATAATTTACAACACTTATAATCGTGACAGATTTGTACTTGTGGTCTCTATGTGGGTTTATAGTGGCCACTCTTGTCGTAATCATCTTCTTACGTTTCAACCTATGTATGAATAACCGCATTGTTGTATATGGCATCTTCCATATAGAAGCATTTTTTCTAATTGGAAATATTAGTTCACCACGTTTTACAAAGATTGGATTTTCCATAAACTTTAACTCCTTATCTTTGTGTGTCGCATTTGAAACAATATAAAGCCATATTGCAGACTCAATTACATTCTTGAAAGCTGGATGTTTCCACACGCTACGAAACGCTAAAAAATACCCTGATCGCATTCTAACCTCCCTTTTACTTTGATTAATAATTCTTCTTCAGTTCCAAACTTCTCAATAAATAATTTTTTACCAAGATGTATAGAGTCTTTGCCTGTTCTGTGATGTCTAAAGCAAAGCGGTAATACTGAAAAATGTGATGACCTCTGGCCCATGCCTACACCAGTTCTGGGGTGATGTAATTCTGCAACACCTCCACAAATGATACAACCCAATTCGGACACCCTTCTCATGTGTTCTCTCTCTGCTTTTGTTTTGTATTTTCCCATAGAGCTATTTGTTTCGTATCAACTGGCCTCCAATGATAATAATACAATTTATTTAATTTACCATTGAATTTATCAGGAATGTCTATTGTCCTAATAGGTTTATCTAATTGAGTATAAGCTACAAGCATATGGTCCTTTTTATACTCTAGTTTTAGGTCTTGTTTTAGTTTGATTGCCAAATCTACATATCTGCCTTGTACAGCTATAAGATTTCCATATAGACTTTTTATTTTTTTAGTTAGCATCCTTCCTCCTTTTATGTGTGGGTAAGAGGGAGGTCCTACCCACAACTTTTTACGTTTTCGTTTTTTTAAAAAGGATAACTAAAAAAAACTAACCTAGTGGTTAATTATCCTTATACATTAAAAACGAATCAAATCAATTTTATATGTTTTTAAAAAAAATACAAATCTTATTTGTAATCAGACTCAAAAAATGGCTATTTTATTGGTGTTTTTTATGTATTGACTTACAACCCAGATTTGATAGTTTTTTGACATGGATAACAACGGAGGAAAAATGAAAAAAACTAATGAAGAAAATATGCAAACTACTACTTTTATAATGAAGAATGGTAAAAAAATATTTTATCAAGATGATAAAGGAGATGCTATTCGTAAATTTAGAAGTACATCAGGATATAAAGATAAAGATGTAAAATTTATTAAAACAGAGGGTAATGAAATATCTTGTTTTAATACAACTACAAAAGCAGAAATATCTTTTGAATCACATGATAAAGTTTATAAAAATGCTTTGTCTATGATTTTAACAGGCAGAGGTTTTAGATAAAATGTCTTTTGTAGTATCAATTATAAAATGTAAAGCTAAAGATTGGCAGGACCAATTTAGAAAAGTTTTTGGGGGATACCCCAAAAATGCTACATTACAAGATGTAGTAAAACCCAGAATGGTATTAGCGAATAATGTCATTCAATTTATAAACGAGAGAGACTATGCAAATAAACAGCATACAGAACCTCAAAACAAATCAACGATACTTCAAAGTAGTACACAGGATAACAAAGAAGAAGGAAGAGTTGTACAAATTAGAGAGTTTAAAAAAAAGACTAGCTCTAAGATTGTTTGAGAAAAAGTAAATAGGAAAGGTGGTTATGATAAAAAGGATACTAGGGACAGCGATACTTGTCGCTTTTTTACAAGGATGTGCGAGTTATTCGCCAGTAGTGGATACAGCAGGTAGATCAGGCACATACAATCAAGATCAAGCAAAAGAGATAACTAATGATTTACAACATTGTAAGACATTA